TGATGTATCTTAGCCAAGTCTGTTAGATGTTGCAGCGTACTATCACTATAGCCACCCTCAACACCACCACAGTCAACCACGTGTAAGAAACCGTTTAACATCTTAACAACAGCGTATGCTGTCTCGTCAGAGCCTCTACCAGAGGGGTCAATGGCTAAGACACTACCAGTGTAGTTAGCCCTGCCTATGGTGTCCTCAGGGGCGTAGAACTTGTCTCCTGCTAGTCCTACGTTGGGTAGTTCGTTAAGAGGCTTAAAGATACCATACACTAGTTTCTCAGGTGCAGTATCCTTGTCACAGGAGTAGATCATTAGGTCACTTAGTTTAAGGGGGTATTTGTTTGCATCAGATAGTGAAGTATCCAACATAAATTGCAAAGCAAAGCCACTTCTACCATAACTTAGTTCTCTTTCCAGTAAGTCTGTGTCATCAAATCGTTTAGGGTCTGTAGGAAGCCCATACACGGCCTCTAGGTTAGTTTGTATAGAATCATACAGCAAAGGTGCTAGACGGCCTCCATAAGCCTTCTCTGCGCGTTCTAGGCTAGGATATCTAGCGGGCCATACTCTCATCTCGTATCCACGTGCTAGTAGGGCATTGTATAGGGACATCTCGTTTTGAGGTGTACCAAGGTAGATAATCTTACCCTCAGGCTTGAGAACAGCGTCAAATTCCTTGACAGTCTCCCCTAGCTTTTCTCGCATCATGTGTGTCATAGAGTTGTTAGGGACTTCTACGTCATCAGCAATGATAATGTCTGCACGGCTACCTGTAAGCTGTCCTGTGACACCCACAGACTTTACTGAGGGGCTACCAGAGGCTTTAGCAGGTGCTACGTCAAAGGCTATCTTAGACCATCTCTGGCCTTCCTTAGCGACTAGGTGCTGACATATAGGCAGTTCCATAATGATACGCTGAGTAAAGGTAGAGAAGTCATCAGCACGTGCTTTAGACGCTGACACAACCATAAACTTTAGTTGAGGGTCAAGCAGTAGCTGATGTACTACGTAGGCAGCAGTAATGTAGGACTTACCTACACCACGGAAAGCCTCAATGATGCAACGCTTAGGACTATCCTGAAGATAGTGTGCTATGTCATATTGTATCTCAGTAGGCTCAGGTAGACCTAAATGCTGCCATACAAGGTATGTAAAGTTTCTAAAGTCTTTAAGTTGTTCTGGTACATTAACCATTATCTATTCCCAAGTACAAACTTTATTTTTTCTATGTCTATTTCTAACTGGTGTACTTTTTCAATAGTATCTTGTACATTCTTAGGTGGCTGAAAAGCATCAATCCACTGATCGTTTTCTTCTACTTCAGCCATAGCTAATTCAAGATTGTGTTCTAAAAAAGAAATTCGCTCTGTCAACCCGAAATAAACCCAAACTGATACGGCTGTAAAGGCAATCATACTAATTAAGTTGCGTAGGGGTATGGTAACTTCTGAACTTTCATTTAACTTGTGGGCTACCTGTTTCATTGTAGCTGTTCTCCAACCTCAAACGGTAGGTTTTGTAGAAGGTTAGCCATAGGACTTTCTGCTGTAATTACATCAAGAGAAGCACCATTGTCTTTAAGAAACTTGACAGCTACTGACAGTTCACTTGCAGTTGCTTCTCCACTCTGTACTCGCATAAGCAGTTCTTTGGTGACTGCATCATGCAAGGTATCCATCAGTTCTTTTTCTGTCATTTTGGTTTTCTTCCCATAGTCTTTCCTATGCTTTTAAAACCTCTAATAGTTCCCTTAATAGCTTTACTAGCATAGTAACCACCAGCAGTTAAACCAGCACCAGCCATACCCTGTGATAAAGTATTAGCTATGTTATAAGCTGTATCACCATCAAGCATTACTTTTTTTTTATACTTATTAGTATTTTTAGGTTTTGTAGGTATCTTCATTACTTTTTTCCAAACATTTTAGTTGCACCCTTAATACCAAAGCTAGCTGATACGATAATACCTAAGGTATAACGATACCAGTCAGGTGTCATAGACAAAGCCTCAAAGCCTCGTTCTACGTACTCCACGGTAAAGGGTAAGAAACAAAGTAGCAAGGGTATGCTGAACAAAATTGTTAAATACTCATCCTTCCAGCTATCCTTTGCACCATCTATTGCTGCCTTATCCCAGTCAATCTCACCAGAAATCTTCTTCTCCATAAGAGAGGTTTCTGCTTCTATCTTAACTAACTTCTGCTTTGCTTTGGCTTTCTTTGTCTCAACAAAGCCTTCCACGGCACTGCTGGCTACGCCAAACAATCCCTGTAGTAGTACACTCATCATAACTGTTGTCCTAATACTTTAAACATAACTCATCGCTTTCGCTACAGAAACCATAACGGTTATAAAAAGACCTATGGCTATTATTAGGATAGCAGTAACTAACACAACAGTTTTCATAGTCTCTTCAAATTCCTTATCTTTCTGTATCTTATATCGCCTAGCTTTAGCTTCAGCTTCTCGTTGTTCTTGTAATCTTTTAGCTCGTTCAGTCAGAATACCTTTCCAAGTACCGTGACCAAAACGCATGTCAACCATAGTGGCTACTTCCTGCAATTTCTCTGCTGCGAGTTTAGCATCTATGACTTCTTTTGCTACAGTATCTACCCCAAACTGATCTCCAAGTCCTGCACCAGACTTTTTGTTTCTGGCTTGTTGGATTTGTTTCTCACCTGTAAACAGGTCATCAATCTGGCTTGCTATTTGTCCAATATCTTGAACAGTGCTAATGTGCGTCTTAATAAAGTCCACACTCTGTTTAACTAATGCAATTCCTGCAAGGGCAGTACTGATAGGTTCCATGATAGTTCCTTATAGCTTCATTAACAGGGATGCAGCAAGACCAACGATTATTACCGTTGACCCCATAATCATAGCTTCCAAACGCCACAAGCGTCTGTCTAAGCCAGACAGTTTGTCTTCTACAGACGCATAGCGTACTGCACATTCCTTTTCGTGAGCCTCAAGTTCCAAGGCTACACGCAACTCTTGTGTGACTTCCTGTGCCATCTTCATCACCCAGCGATTTCCATTACTGTAATGCTTGTTTCCGAAAGAAGAACGTCATTGACTGCCCTTCTATTTAAATAAAGAGGATAACTAGCATTACCGGTAGCCCCTTGAACAGTATAGGTAAGCTGAGATGTTGAAGAAGGAGAATCTAAAATATTCATTACTAATGGAAACATTGTATTAGCATCTCTTGTGCTGTCATATTGAACTCTTGGGAAAGATGCGGTGTCATTTGAACTAATTACAGTTGTGTCTCTTCTCAATCGCCAATACGGACTTGCATGCCAAAAGTGGATTCCATAATAACCATTAACATTAACCATAATTTTGCTGGTTGTTGAGCTTGGTGTAATGTTAACTGTCAAAGCAGAATCTACATGTGTAGTGCTATCTATTGATGGAGTTGTTGTAATTAAAGTTTGGACAACTTGCAACACACTACCAGTAGGCAGACCAGCAGATGTGACTGCGGAAAGAGACGAATTGTTTAGTTTTATTAAAGCCATGTCTCTACTCCCAAAATAATCTGGCTTTGCCGCCATCAAAATTGCCACCAGATGCAATCAATTGAAATCCATCAATTGCTCCACTTGTCTCTATCGTTCCCATAAAATGTTCACTGTAAGCAGCATATGTAGTGTTGTGGGCAGTAGCGTTAAAACCATAAATGCCTGTGTCTACTTTATAGATTTCCAAAATCCAGTTGAATAAATTATCAATGCCATTAAAGCCATTAACGCTAATTTGGCTAGTACCAGAAACATAATTGTTTACTGTTACCCCCGCACCAGTTGTGAGTCGTGTTTCACTAAATTTATATGCAGTGCCTTGAACAGCGGTTCCACCAACTGTTACTCTAATGTATGTGTCTCCTATAGTATCAGGAGAGATGCCATAACTAACGAACTTAATTTTATCTGCCCAGTCAGGTACGCCTGATATTGTCCAAGCACCTGATGCTGCGTAGGTAGATGTAGCAGTGTTGTTTTGTTTGATTTCAACTCGCCCAATGCTATCAATCGTGATAGCCGCAGTTCCAGACGCATTTTGGATGGAGTCTACTTTTAGTATACTTGTCATTTGTATCTCCTATCCTACTAAAAAACCGCTGAAGCGAGTGCCAGGGCGAATGTTTACAGAAGTATCTGTGTGAACAAAAACAACAGGATTAACGGTTTGATTTGCAGTTAAATAAATTAACGCTGCTGTTGTATTTGTTTGATAAGTACCGCCTTGCACATCTTCAATGTTTCGGTATGTATCGTTTTCAGCCGACTCTCCGTCTATCAACAAGTATGTATTAGCGTGTTGGGCACCATCAATCGAACCAAAGCTTACCATAAGATTAAATTGATAGTAGCCAGTTATCGGGGCTGTGAATGTTGCAACACTTGAAGAGATTGCTACACAGTTACCAACATTAAAATCAATTGTATCAAAGGGAACATTAGATGTTGTGGTGTAATCTGCCGTGCTTGAGTTAACAGCTAATTGCACACTAAACTTAGGGTTGGCTGGTGTAAGCACACGCCCACTAGAATCAATCGTAGCCGCTGTAGTACCGTTAGTGTGTTGGAGGGTTTCCACTCCTATAATTGAAGCCATGTTATCCTCCTATCCTGCTATTTCCATAACGGTAATTGTTGAAATCACTCTAGAGCCATAAGTGAAAGCGTTATTGGGCTGATTATGTGCTGTATTAGTGGTGATATTTCCTTCACCATTTTGAATACGCAGTTGTAACTTATAGGTTTGCGCTGATGTTGACGCTGGACTATCAATATATTTCATAGTAGTTGGAGTGTTTATATGGTTGTCGTCACCTACTCCATCACCACCAGTCCTAGATGTAGCCCTCAACCGTGTACCATTTGCAGAACCTAAACCAATACTTGTTCCATTTCTTACAAGCTGGTGAGCTACTGTACCACCAGAAGTAGAATGATGAATAGTGTAATCAATTATAATCTTACTTGATGCAGAAGTTGGAGTTATTGTTACCGACATATCAGCAATATCATGCCAAACTTCTGTTGTAGAAAACACTTCAACCGTATCGTTTACTGATTGAACAATGTTTAACTTTGGAATAAAAAACCCGCTAGTGTTAATAGTAGCTGCTGTATTTCCACCAGTTTTACTGGCAATGTTATCCACATATAACTTACTCATATCACACCACCGTAAATGTGCCGTTAACAGTCAACGTAGCTGCAAGTGTAAATGGTCCTGCTACAAGAGCGTTCTCACCACTGGCAATCGTTGTATCTGCTGTTAGGCTGTTAGGGTTAACTCTGATGTGCGCTGCACCACCACGGCTGATTGTTGATGACAGTTTGTTAGTATCTACTGAACCGTCTGTAGGCACTACGCTGTTGCCCACCTCACCCAAAGACAGTACATAGTCAATCGTGTCGGATGCGCTTAGTGCTTCTGAGAAGATTAAATTACTACCTGAAAGACTGAACGAGGAATTAGGAGCTTGGGTTAAACCATTTAAACTTACGATTAGCTGCTCTGCCGTAGCTGGCTTGTAAGGTGCGCCATTTATTGTCATAGCGTAGGTATCTGTAGCAGATGCGCTAGGCACTGTTACCATTTTAAATTGCCCAGTAAGGGGCTGTTTGCCAATATAAGGCATTAGTCAGCCTCCTCTATTGTTAATTCGCCAGCTTCTACCTGACGCAAGATTTCGTCATAATAACGCCCACCAACATAGACAGGTATCAATAATTCTTTACCATCTATTGTGGCTCTTATAGTGCTATTTACGTTAGTTATTTGGCAAGTTAAATATTGTGCTGATGTAATATCCATTTTTATAACTCCGCATCAATTCTTACAACACAATTTGAATGTTGATTATTGGGATTGCTTTGGAAAAAGCCAGCTTTAGTTGAAGCACTGGTGCCTGCAAAAGCAGATACCGCCCCACCACTACCAACGTGAATTGTTAAATCAAAGCTATTAGGTGTTGCCCTTTTTTCAACCATATAGGTCGCACTAGCGTAACCCTGAGTATCTAAGTTTGTAACCAGTAATATGCCAGTGACTTCAAAATACCTCTGACATTTAACCAACTCATCGCCAAAGCTGCGAGGGTGTTCAAACGGCGTGACATCGCCAACCTCAAGCTGAACTCCAGTGATGTATAGGCTATCGTCTGCGCCAGCCGTACCAGCAGAATTGCTTGCTAAATTTACGGATATTTGATTTATGTTTGATGCAAACGTAACTGTATGTGTATAGCGTACCCAACTTGAGGTGATAACCTGAGTTGTGGAAAGCTGGGCTACATAACCAGTCCATCCCGCTGTAATAGCAGTTGTAGCAGATTGGTCTGTGCCTGTTCCTGAGATAATACGAACTTGAATGTCGCTAGACGATGCAGAATAATCAGCACCTTTTTTAGCATAGTAACTAAGAGTGCAAGTCTTACCTGCTACAACTTTAGAATTAACAGACTCAAACGCTTGAGAAAACCAAATGCTATTAGTCACAGCATTAGACGCAGTACGCTGCCATTTCATAGAATACTTAAAATTGTCAGGGGCATCTGTAGATTGAGTTATTGAATAGTTTGAACCAGCGGCTCCAAAGCCAACTTGCCATCTGTCCATTCGGTAAGCAATCGTACTTGTTATTCCAGTAAACGAGGTTCCCCGCTGTGCCACTTGAAAATCTGAGTTGATAATAAGATTTCTCGCACCAGCAAACTGAGATTGTCCGGCTGGTAGTATTTTAGATAAAGGCATATCTGTCTCCTACTGTGCTTTGTAAATTAGGAAACGAGTTCCATTTGTTGTCTGCCTTACCAAATAGCCAGTTGCCCTTGAAGAAGTGTCATTATGAACACCACCAACCGCTGCATGACCCCATACCCTCAAAGAATTATCTTTTGATATGCTGTGAAATCCTGTTGAAGAATAACTGCCAATTTCTGTATTTGGGGATATTTCAATAACATCGTTATCTGAATACTCAGCATCCTCGCCAGCCCCACTGGTAAGCACCTTTTGCAAAACAGAAACCGTGTAAGGCAAAGCAATATTATGCGTGACTGTTATCCAACTATCGGTTGCAATACTTATAAAGCCACTATCATAAACTTGTTTTACATAGCCGCTTGGTAAAGTTAGCGTTTTGCCAGACAAGTCTAAGCTTGCAGCTAACTTAGCAGCGGTTACATTGCCATCAATAATCTTAGCTGTGCTAACAGACGCATCCGGCGGTACAATCGTACCCACCGCTTTGCCTTGGAATACAACATAAAATTCATCACTAGATGACACGTTGCCTGTCATGGTTAAAGCAGTTCCAGAAACCGTATACGCCTTACCAACGCCGCCCTCTTGACGAACATTGTTTACGAATACTTCTATCTCTTGTTCGTTAGCAACAGCATGTGACAGCGTATAGTTTGCACCACCGTTACCAGTAATGTCTTGTTTATCCATAGAAGTGTATGCGTTTGTAGTTTGATTACCTATGTAACCCATGTCTCACTCCTATGTGCTAATAGCATCAACAGCAGATACCCACACATCCAACGATGATGCAGTATCTGATTTAACCCACAATCTATCGCCTGTTTGGACTACTATTTTTGCGCCGCCATCAAGCAGTTGTAATGCACCACCTGCTGCAATGGGTGCGCCTTTGATAAGGTAGTGATTGACAGCCGCACCGTTGATTGTGTGTTGAATATAAGCGTCAACCGTGATTGCATTTGTTGATGTGTTGGTCATATGAATACCCACCAATGCGTCTATGCTATTAAAATTTGTCCCATCGGGGACATCAGCCGCTACCGTTCCAACGCCTTGCAGCATATATCGTATAAAATCTTGTGCCATTTGTTACTTACTCCTAAAGGGCGATTGCTAAGGCTATACTGAAGCCTTTTGTGGCAAAGTTTGTGGTGTCTACAGCTTGAATAGCTACCCATTGATTACTATTGTCATAATATTTTAAGGCATTGTTAGCCGTATCAAACCAGAGATCACCAGCCCCTACTTCACTACCAGTTGGTGCAGTACTAGATTGACCATGATATAAATTAGAAAACTCTGTTTTATGTTCTTCTGCTTTTGTAGCCCAATACTTAGCTGAAAAAGATGTCCCATCTACTGTATTAGTACCATCAACGTAGGTAGCCCAATCTTTAGCTGAACCACCACCTGCTTGGCCTCTACGCTGTGCGCCAATAGCATACTCTTTTGCAGAATACTCAGTACCGTCCACATTAGTGGTGGTCTCAGTAGCCCAATCTTTGGCAGGGCCAGCACCAGCAGTATTACTTACACCGCCAGTATCACCAATAGCCCATGCTTTAGCTGAGTAACCTAGAGTACCCTCTGCATAGTCATCAGTCTTAATTGCCCAATTCTGAGAGTTAGTTTCGGATGTTCCTGCATTAGTCTCAGAGGTTGCAGCATTGGTAGCTGAAGTAGAAGCTGCGTCTTGATAATGCTTTGCTGAGTAGTCAGTCGTAGAACCGTCTGACAGTGTGTACTGGCTACCGATAGGATGGATGGCAAGCTTGGTAGCATCAGGAATAATGTTACCTGTTGCTGTGGTCACGGCTGAGTTAGCGGAAGCAATTGCTTGAGAAACAGCAGTAGAAACCACACCAGCTACTTCTGTATCAGTATACGCTTTAGTAGCTGCGTCAGTGTTAGCCGTGGGTGTGCCTACGTTTTTAATGATGCTGCCACTAGCATCCCATTTATTATCGTTACCTAACTGAACTGAATCCCCCGCTAGGTCTGCTGATTCCTGCGCTGCGTGAAAGACCTGAATATTACTATCATCCAAGTCTTCTTCAGTCAACACAGAGCCTGAGGCAAAATCAATAGCACGTGCTGCCAAGCTTGTGGTACGTCTGACTTGTACCAGTGAGCCAGATGCAACAGGGGCTGTTAGTTGTACTGTGGAGCTAGAAGGAAAAGTTAGACCTGTCTGAGCCACACCATTTGCTGTTACACTAATCTCAGACTGAGCTGTAAATGTAAAAGGGATACTAAAGGTATCCGTAGTATTGTTTGTTGGTTCGTAATTATGATATGAAAAAGCCATTTGTTTTCCTATTTAGTTTGCTGCTTCATTAGCTACTTTATTTAGTCCCTGCTTGACAACATATAAAGATGAAAAGGGGGCAAGCCTTAAAAACTTACGCCATTCTGATTCAGTCATGTCACCTTCTGCAAAGTTTCCTAGTGTTTGTATTGCGTTAGATGCCATTGACAAGGCTGGTGGTGTAGTAGCATACGAGTTACCACCCATCATTCCTGTTGTAACCTGTGCAATATATCCAAACACACTAGCCACACCAATAAGTTCTAGTGAGCCTTTAGTCAGGTTTTTCATACTCATACGTTCTTTGATGTACTCATCGGCATCACTACGTCCAGCCGCAGCCATCTGTACTTTTGCCATGTACATAAGAGAACCCATGAACATGCTACCCATGATAACCTTACCTACGACAATATCACCATGTCTAGCACGAACACCCATACGCATAGTTTGCTGTTCTAAGGCTGCTAGCGGAAAGCTGAGAAACTGCCAAATAGTCTTACCCCATTCACTACGCAGTGTACCATTCACAGAACCTAAGTTCATTTCCTGTACGTTCTGAGTAGCTTCTCTATAAACAGAGATGGAAAAAGCTTCTCTCACATCCTCACCTGAAACACCCTTA